AAAAGAAACACAACAAGTTTCTGGAGCTAAAGTCTAAAGCAAACAAAGCTCATCAACAATCTATTCAGTTGATGAATAAAGTGTTGCAAACAGAAGATCAATTATTGTCAGTTAGATAATAATTGTACAATAAAAAAAACAAACAACGATAAGTTGTGAAACAACTAGAAAGGATACTATGCTTAACCAAAAACAAAACCAAGAATTACAACAAGTATTAAACTTTACCCCTTACGAAAATCTTACAGAAAGAGAGAAAGCTATCTACATGACTGCTGCCAGGAATGGATATAACTTAGGGATGAAACACAAAAGACAAATAGATAGAGTGGAAACTATTTTATTTAATAAAGAAATTATTAATCAAGCCAATGCCAAACCTAAGAAGCAATATAAAAAGATCAATACTAATCGTGCTTGTAAAACTACAGAAGCTGCTATTGATACTGCCAAAGACATTGTGGCAAAAACTATTCAGCATTATGGAGTTTCTATGGAAGATTTTGTTTCCATTAAGAAGTTTAATTCTTTGGTACAAGCAAGATCTATGGCAATTAACTTAATCAAAGAAGTATTAAATATATCTTTAAATTCAGTTTCTCACTTTGTAGGAAACAGAGATCATACTACGATCATACATCATTTGAGAATGAAGTATGAAAAGAAACACTTATGGGAAGAGAACAAAAGAATTTGGGAAGATTACAATACGATTAAAGAATCTTTGTAATGCAATTATTTAATGACGATTGTCTAAAGGTATTACCAACGATACCTGATAATAGTGTTGATTTAATTGTTACTGACCCACCTTATAGAATGACATCAAGAGGTAATGCTGGAAATAGTGGTGGAATGTTTTTAAAAGATATTAATAAATCAGGTAAAGTGTTCAGCCATAATGACATACTAATTTCAGAATGGTTGCCACATTGTTATAGAATTTTAAAAGATTCTGGTCATATTTATATTATGACAAACCACATAAACTTACACGAATATTTAAACATAATTAAAAGCACAGGTTTTCATTTTATAAAAAGTTTAATTTGGAATAAAGGAAATAAAATAATGTCGCAATATTATATGAGTCAATTTGAGTACATATTATTTTGCAGAAAAGGTTTCGCTAAAAAAATAAATAATTGTGGCACAGCAGATATAATTGATATTCCAAATAAGAAACAAAAAAATTCAGAAGGTTTAAATTTACATGACACAGAAAAACCTGTTGGTTTAATGAAAGTTTTAATTGAAAATAGTAGTATAGAAAACCAAACTGTTCTTGACCCATTTATGGGTATAGGTTCTGCTGGAGTATCTTGTAAAAATCTTAATAGAAATTTTATTGGTATAGAAATGGATAAGAACTATTTTGATATTGCTAAGAATAGAATTGAAACAACTTTAATCTAATCTTTAAATCCAGCTAATAAACTTTTGTAAGACTTGGTAGAGATCGTAGATTTAGATTTAGTTCTGGATGTACCAGCTTTCTTTCTCTTATTAATATTGTAGTACAAACCTTTCTTTGCCATCTTACCTGATTTAGTTTTGTGATACTTAGATTTCATATTAACCTTTCATTAATAAGGATTGAAATGCTTTACCTGATTTTTTTTCCATGCCTTTTAGTTTTTTCTTTTTAATCGTAGCATAAAAAACAGACTCACCTTTTTTCATACCATATTCTTTTTTCATAGCACTCATCATTTTTTTACCTTTAGTAGTTAGTGGCATATAATTTTCTCCTTGGTGGATTAGTTAATCTTCCTATAGTAGCATTATGAACATAAAGATTAAAGCAAAAACCATGGCAGAATAATTTATGTTCAGCATTAATAATCCAACCGCCATTGGTGGTCCTATGTTCCTTGTTGCAGATACCGCAGTTACCTACAATAAATTCTCTTGCTTTCTTTTTACGCATTAACTTTTCTTATGGCGTGCAGCAAACTTCCTAGCAGCTTCCTTACTACCGAACCCCCATGCTTTCAATGCTAGTTTTAATCTAGTAGGATCTCCATTCTTATTTAACAAAGAACCTTTCATGTTGCCAAACCTTGCAGCGAAGCTAACTCTTCTTGGATTTGTGCCAGACTTGATAGGAGCTTTTAAATTAGATCCTTCTTTTCTGTTGAAGTATTTTCTTCCAGCTTCATTTAAACCACCAGAAGGATTTTGATATCTTTTTGCAACCATATTAAATTCCAGTATACTTAAAAGGATTTAAATGGTCTATAGTTGTATCCATATTTTTGTTGATACATTTACAGTCTTTTAATAAGCAACAAAAACCCATGTATAATTTATAGATACATTTCATATATCTTTACCTTTGATGGTAATATGAGCTACCACCTTATCTTTGTTGCTGCCTTCTTTTATTCTATACCCTGTAGTGCCATGATTATAAGCATCCACAACGCCAAAATTTTTAAATATATTTTTATTCCTTTTCTCTTTAGATACTTCTTTAGAGTGTTTAAGTAATATGTCATCGTGTCTTTGTTTCATTAAACATTCCTGGGTTAGGAGATTGTGCTGATACTCTCTTAGCAAATTCCTTCATACCTTTATCCTTATAACAAGTACAAGGTTTAGTTGGTTTAAGAACATACAATTCTCTCCATAATTTATTTTCCATTCTACCAAAAAAAGTTAATAATTTATCTAAAATAAATCTGCGTATCTTATTACAAACAGATCTTTTTTGGCAACCACAAAATTTTCTCATAGCGGTTTACCCTGACCTTTGGCAAACTTCTTGGCTTTATGCTTTTTGGAATGTCTACCTTTTCTTCTTATCTTTTTTTTTGGTAGTTTTGCTAGTCCTAGAAGATTTTTTTTTGCCATATCGTTCTCCAGTTTGTTGTGATAATAAACTTATCTTCTTGGAATACTGTGAACTGAACATTTTGTAAATATCTTGTGACATTATTTTTTCTTCAATAAATCAATACCTGGCTTTAATCCATAGATAGAACCAAATATTCCTACTACTAACCATTTATAAAATTCTGGGAAATTATTAAAATATTCAAAGAACATATCTAATTTTTCTTTCGCATGAGGATCTCCGGAGAAGATAGACCAAGCAAGAATAACAATAGGTAAGCATACAATGATAAGCACTAGCTCATCTTTCCAACCTTGGTTCTGATTATCTATAACTTTAGATTGGTATTCAACTTCGCCTTTAGCTACTCGTTCCATATAGTTTCGTTCAGCAAGTGCTTCTAAGCGTTTGGTTTCTTGCCTTTTGTTAAATACATCTACTCCTGTTTTAAATAGAGTTGGTAAGATACTCCAGATCATTTGTTAGAACTCCTCATAATATAAGATAAAGATTTAGCTCTGGATGGTGTTTGTTCATACCATTTAGAATCTAACATCTCTTCACTTGCCTTGGTATAATCCTGTTCTTTGAGAGCTTCAAACATTTTCTTAAACTTGGAAACTCCTGTCTTGCCTAATTGAAAACACATTTCAATAATGACACCTCTTGCAATATAATTAATAGAAAGATCTTTGCACAATTCATCTGCTCCTTCTTTGGCTTTGGCAAAATCTTCTTCAAATACTTCTTCTAAGATGGCTTCAGGGTAAGTAACTCCTGAGACAAATCTATCCTCTGATGTAACTAGATGACCCCAACCCACAGTAGCAAAACCTAGATGATCGTAGTACACAGTATCTCGGAAACCTTCATGTTCCTTAATTCTGTATTTTAACTCTTCCATCCTCATAGACATATAATATTTTTACATTTAAGTCTTTTTGTTTTTTATTGGCACATCTATTGATTCTAGTACCTTCTCTGCAGCCATAGCTTCTGTTCTTTCTGAAAGACACAGATTTAACATCATAGTTAATATACTCTTTTGTTTTCACATTGAAAGTAACAATATCTATAGGACCAACTCCATGGATAGCTTGAAATACAATAGTATCAGGGAGTCTAGCAAGGTAGGTAAGAGCTACTAACTCTGATACAATACCTTTATTATGTTTGTCATTAATAGCCATAACACTATATAGTTGTATAGCTATATGTAGTGTATGTGTAAATAGATACTACTAGATATTGTTAGCTGTAATTTGCTTGTGTACAAGTAAAAGAAAAGAATACTTTAGCATCATTAACAGTTGCTTCATCCATAGTGTTTAGTATTTCTATAGCTTTCTTGTATCCTGATACTGCACATTGTTTATGACTAGAGTAGGAAACAGGATCTTGTATTCCTTCTCCACATTGTCCAGCAATTATAGAACAAGCATACATAACTAACATAAACTTCATGTTAGATACTATGACAGAATAAAACTATTTGTCTAAATATTTTTTAATATCTTCTTGCCAATCTTTAAAGAACTTCATTACATCTGCATTGATCTTTTCTACAGACTCTTTCCATTCCGCATAAGTTGGAAACTTAAAAGGATTATTAAACATAACTTAACCACTCCATTTCTTCGTTGTTGTAAGGTAACATATAGGTGCATATAATGTTGCACCGCAATATAGTCAAGGGTTAGTTTTTAAAATAAGATAAAGCCGCAGCTATAATACCAGAGATAGCAATCAATAACCAAATAGCACCTTTGCCTTTATTAATATCAGCTCTTAGTTGCTTTTGTTCTTCTTTAAGCTCTTTAATCTCTCTGCAGATATATTCCAATTTTACTTCTGTAGAAGATTGCTTAGTCATTTAATTATGGCTTTGTAGGAAATACAACAGCTTTCACTTCTTCTACTGTTAGTAATCCTTCAGTTATATCTCTTAATGCTTGTCTGTATGCAGACATTTCTGGAGATAAGGTTTGGTCAGATAATGCTAAATAATCTGTAGCAGATAACAAAGCATTTCTTTTTTGTCTTAAATCATTCATGGCTCTTTGATAAGCACCACCTAACCAAGCTGATTCTTCAGCTTGTCTTTGTGCAATTTCTTCTGCGGTTAGAGGTACTTGAATACCATTTACTATTTTATGTTCCATATGTTCTCCTTTATCATATTTTTAATTAATGCCAAACATTAAAATTTTTCCAGCATCTATATTTCCGCTAGACATTTGGAATTTAATGTTTGTTAATGCTGAAGTAGTATTGGCATATCCAGCAACATAATCATCATTAGCAAAATCTGCGGCATTATAAGCAGAACCTCTACCAATAAAATGTTTAACATAGGTAGTGGAAGATGGATTAAATATTGTTAAATAGCCATTTGCTGTTTGGTCATTATTATTTCCTATATCATAAAAAAGTTGTTGATATGCTGTAGATTGTGCAAGGTCATTATCTGTTGCATAAAAAATTCCAGCGATTGAATCTGATTCATTATGATACCCACCAAAATATGTTGATGTTTTAGTTACATTGTAATTACTGCCACCATCTGTAGAAAAATTAAACATAAGATCAACACTATCTGTCGCTGGGTGCATATTCACAAAAAAGAACTTATACTCTTTATAATTCCCCAATGAAAATTCTATACTAGCAGAAGATGAAGCAGTAGCACTAGATACTAATACCATATCTCCTAAAGAAACTGGAAGTGTGGTTACATTTGCGACAGCTTTATTATTTAATTTAGTTAGTGCCATGAGCAAACTCCTTGTTTGTGAATGTTATCCATTATTTAATCCCATACATTTTAATTGTACCAGCGTCTATGTTGCCTGAATTTTGTGCAAATATAATTGCATTAACGGCTGAAGTAGTATTTCCGTAACCAGCCATGTGTATATCAAAAGAAAATTCTGCTGATTGATAAGATTGTGTTCTAGCAATAAAATGTTTAACATATGTTGTAGAACTTGGATTAAATAAATACATTCCACCTGAACAACTTTCATCATTAGCATTACCAATATTATTCATAATTGGTTGATAGCCAGTTCCTTGTGCTAAATGATTTGCTTCATAACCAAGCAATGCAGTATTATCAATCTCATTATGAATGCTTCTAAAATATGTAGTAGTTTTTGCTATATTATAATTACTTCCACCATCAGAACTTATATTAAATTGAAATATTGAACCATCATTTTGTGGGTGGATATTAATAAACTCAAAATAATAAACATCATAAGTGCTATCAATACCGCTTGTGAAGCTAATTGAACTAGAACCTGATGCAGTAGCCGTAGATAATAATACAGGACTTCCACTAGGTACTAGTGGGAAGCTAGTAATATTAGAGATGGAGTTATTATTGTGATAAGTAAGTGCCATTATTTTACTCCATATAATTTTATGATTCCGTCATCTATGTTTCCTGATGACATTCTAAACTGAACTGCGTTTACGGCAGAGGTTGTGTTTCCGTAACCAGCTACATAAGTGTTTAAAGCATTTGAACTATTGGCATTTTGATTTGTATTTGTAATAAAATGTTTTACATATGTTGTAGAAGCTGGATTAAATAATTGCATACTACCACTTAAATTTTCGTCAGATGCATTTCCTAAAGTGTAAGCCAAAGGTTGGTACGCAGTTGATTGTGCCAAATCATAACTAGAAATATATTCAAGATAACTATCATTATCTGCTTCAGCATGACCAGCCATAAAAAAAGTGCTTGTTTTAGTTACATTATAATTACTTCCAGAATCTGTACTTAAGTTAAATTGAAAATTTATATTATTAGAAGCTGGGTGGCAGTTAATAAACTTAAATATATAGCTAGAGTAAGTAGAATCTAGCACCACTCCATCTGTACCATCTACAAAGGATATACTTGCAGAAGCACTAGCTGTAATTGATTTAATTAAAATTAAAGCACCAGTAGGGATAGAAGCTGGTACTGCCGTTATATTTTGTAATGCGTTATTGGATACAGATATTAGTGCCATAAATTATTCTCCAATAACGAATTTAACTCTTTGTTGGAACTCTGTGGAAACAAAGCATTATTAGAAACAGAAATAAGAGCCATGTCTTACTCCTTTGGATTATCAGCTTTGATTTGTGAAATCCTTGCTTTCCAGCTATCTATACCATTATCGTAAATTTCTTCTAGTTGCTTATCCCAAGAACCATATAAAGATTTTCTAGTTGCTTTAATCTTTTCATTGTTCTCATAAGTAGTTGCTTGTGCTTCAAAAGCATCTAATTGTGCTTGAGTAGGTTTAGCAATAGATAAGTTCCATTCTTTGATGTAAGCACCTTTGCCATCATCTTGAAGTAATACATCTTTTAAGAAATCTATTTCTTGATTTGCGTATAGTTTTATTTTTGTACTTAATTGTGTCATAATAATTCCTATTCTATAATTTTATATCCGCCAAAATATGCTGAATTTGCTGATACAGATCTTGTTCCACCAGAATTTTGATAAATTCTTACTTCTACATAATCTGCAACAGATAAATTTACTATTCTTGTTGTTGTTCTTTTAAATGTTTGACTAGCGGAAATAATATCTGAAATTGTACTTTGATAACTACCTGCTTGGTTAACCATAATACTAAATTCTATGGTATTACCACTTGCCATACTCTCCATTTGAAAACCAGCAGAAAAACTATAAAGACCATTTTGACCACTAGGTACTGTAAATTTATATGTTCCTGTATCAAAACCAGAACCATTATTTACAATAGCATTATTAAATCCAATGGTAGTCCAAGTTGCATTTGAAACACTAAAATCACTACCAGTTATATAAGCTAAAAATGCTGGAGTATTACTTTCACCAGCACTAGCAAAAGTATTATCTCCTCTTAGGAATGTTGTAGCATCTTTAGTTCCAGTAGCAGAAAGTTTAGCAAGTCCAATTGTACCATCACTAACAGTTCCAACATTTAATACATCTCCAAGTACAGTTATAAAGTCTATGCTATCAGAACCAGTTAAAGCAGAAGCAAATACAATGTTTGAACCTGATATAGTATAAGAATCAAAAGGTGCTTGAATAACTCCGTTTAAGGATACTATGCAATTCGCTGGAGTTTGTGGATATACTGCAACACTATTTTTAGTAAGTGCATAGGTATCAGTAGTAGTAGCTGTAATTGCGTCTAGTACTTGATAATTTCCAATGATGGGTTGTCGTCCAAGATATGCCATTAGTTAGTTTCCTTTGGATATTGTGCTTTTACAGCATTGATGGCATCTTGCCAATTATTAGTTCCATTAATCTTATCCCAATATTGCATATCTAATTGTTCTTGTATTGTAGGATATGACTTTGCTCTATCTCTTTGGTATTGTTTGGCTTTGTATTCTGCAATTAGTTCTTGTTGTTTAGCAAGGATAAGTTCATTAGATATTGGTGTTGTTCCATTGTGCCAAGTGATTTGATTAATGTCATCTGCATTTACAGAAACTTCTGCATTAGGATTTATTTTAAGTATTGATTTTATAATTAAATCATTCATTATTTTTATCCTTCTATTTCCATACAAACAATGCTGTGATTAACACTTTGTCCACCTAATTTTACACTTGTGGCACTATTTGATCTAAAATAAAGTTCATACGATAATGAAGATATGGAACTAGGTGCATCTAAATGAACTAAAGTAGCTGAAGCAATAAATCTTGAACTATCACCATACATATTTGTCATTCCACCACTAGCATTACCTAAATTTGTTGTTCCATCTCTAAAAATAGTCAAATAAATTTGCCTACCTGATGCATTTGTATCACTATCTGTCATTACATAAATTAAAACTTTATTTGATGTAGAAGATGGGGTTATGTTTACACTTAAACCAGATGAAACAAAACTAGTAGAAGAAGTTGAAACATTAACTGCTGTTAATATACTTTGAACTACTTGCAAAACTTTTCCACCACCAGCACCAGTTACAGTTTTACCAGTTAAATCAAATGTTGAATTAATATCATCTCCAACAATAGTACCATTTGCAATCTTAGCAGAAGTTACAATTCCATCTCCTAAATCAGCACTTGTTAAAGGTACTGGTGTTGGTTTATTTCCGATAAACGGCATTATGCTACACTCCTATTTTCTTTAATTATAGACCATCTTTTTTTGTGAGATAAACTCATTTTTAATTTTGTTTTTTCTGATGCTTTGTTTCCCAAATTAAATTTATTTCCTTTCATAAACTTACTTTGTTCTTTTCTTTGTTCTAATGAAATTATAACATTAAGTCTTCTTTTATTTCCAATTAATGAATTACTAATTTTTTGTTTAGTTTCATCTGAAAGTTTTTTATTTTTTATTTTAATAAAAAAACTTATTGGTTGTTTTTTTCCTTTTTTAGTATTACTAATTTTTTCTCTTGTTTCTTTATTAAAAGAAGGATTATTTAATTTCATATAATTTGAATATTTAATTTTATTAATTTCATATAATTTACTAGAATAATTAAAATTTCTTTTAACATACTTTGTTTTCATTTTGCTCATGCAAAGTAATGCTTTAATCATTTTAAATTGATATTTTTTAATAACACATTTTGTTAATAATAAATGAATAATAAAATGTTCTCTAGCTGTCAAAAAAACTAAGTTATTTTTATTATTTGAACCACTACAACTCTTAGGAATAATATGATGCTTTTCAACATAACAAGATAATACTCTGTTCTTTGCTCTATCAATTATAGAGTCATGCCATTTCTTATATTTGTTATCTAAGAACATTTAACTCCTTATTATTAACTACTGATAGCATCCACTACGGACACCCAACAGTCTAATGAACTTGCAGTATCAGAAATTACTTTTAAAGCATCTCCTGATTGAACTACAAACTTAGCTCCACCATCTAATACTTGTAATGCAGAACCAGCAGGTATCGGTGCATCTTTGACTAGATAAATGTCGTTTGAACCATCGTTGATATAAACTGAAGCAATAACACTAGATGCTGTAACATTCGCTACTGAAATACCTACTACTGTATCATAACTGTCAGCAGTAAATAATGTAGCAGCAGATGTACCTACATCGTTGCTTGTGTATCTTCTAAAGTTTTGTGCCATATGTTCTCCTTATTATAATGCGATTGCCATTGCAATAGCAAATCCGTTAGTTGCAAATCCACTTGTATCAACAGCTTCAACAGCGTTCCAAGTAGAACCATTCCAATATTTAATTACATTGGTTGTTGTATTAAAATATAAAGCACCATCTATTAAAGCATCA